CAGCTTGACAGCTGTGCCTTTCAGGCCTACCCGTGGCTTGAGACTCTGCTGGTTTCCAGGGAGTTCCACTAAAGGGATACATGTGGTATATGAAACATACAAAGTATATATTGCGTGTAAGGTGCATACAATTGTTATGTGTATGCATTCTTGCAGCGTATCTACCTGTTGCTCATTGCCATTGTAAACCCTTTGCAGACCAATTCTTCAAGCAAGTAATAATTTGGATTGAAAGGTTTGGTATTCGTGATACAATTGCGCGTGTTAAGTTAACACGTTCAGCTGTACTACGATACTTTACCAGTCAACCCATTATTACCGAGGGTCTTTCTCTCGATACTTCTGGCTGACCGAAATGGTTAGCTGAGGTAAAGATTGAAAAACTAGGGGATCCTATGACACCTCTTGAAAGGGACAAAGTCCGATATATTCTAACGGTTTTATCCTCTTTAAGGGGTATCATATTACCTCCTATCTATGACTTTAAATCCATCATTGCTCCTGATAAAGCCACTCTTCATAGTATTTCTAATATGGAGAGAGACTTAGTCTTGAACATGATGTTTTCGAAGCATGGACCTCGTAAGAAGGTTATTTGGCGGGGCTTTCACTTTTCAGTGAAAGCTGGGCCCAATGGCCCTGCCTTAAGGTCGTCATTTCGGGAATTGCCCTTACTCTCGCAATCAATGATTTCAGATATGAAATCGTTGGCCGGAGATGGGTTGAACTCCTGATTTGACTTCTTTAGGACAGAGCTATTGAGCTCTTCCCAACAAGTAACTACTTATTGCCTGTCAAAGTTGGCATGCTTTGGGGACAAGGAAGGTAAAACTAGAGTGGTCGCTATCGGTGATTATTGGTCGCAGACTGTTCTAAGGCCTTATCATCAGTTTTATTTGAAACTGCTGAAAAGACTAAAGACAGACTGTACCTTTGATCAAGGTAGCTTCCAAACTATTCTTACTTTCCCCGGACCTTATTACAGCTTAGACTTATCCAATGCTACTGATCGTATGCCAATGTGGCTCCAAGAGTCACTATTTTCATACTATCATGGTAAAGGAAAAGCCCAAGCGTGGGTCCGGTTGCTCACTGGTAGGGACTGAGCAGTACCAAAAGAAGCCCTACGGAATCCAAAATTGCGTGAAAGTCTGAAAGGACAATCATCAATTAGGTACTCTGTAGGTCAACCAATGGGACTGTACAGTTCCTGAGCATCCATGGCGTTTACGCACCACTTCATCGTCCAATGGGCTGCATTTAGAGTTGGGCATCGCAAGATGTTTGGCTCTTATGTAATCCTTGGAGATGATTTGGTTATCGCTGATTCCAATGTAGCGGAATCATACAAAGGACTACTTCTTGAACTTGGAATGGACTACTCAGCGGCAAAGACTCACGTTTCGAAAGATTCGTTTGAATTTGCTAAGAGATGGTTCATCCAAAGACAGGAGGTAACCCCCTTTAGTATTGGCGGTTTTGAATCTGTAAAGAAGTCTTTTACGCTTCTTCACAATTTCTTAACCAACCAAGCGACACATGGTTGACTCTTACCAGAGGGTAAGCTAGCCGCTACGTTGATCTCTGAGCTCCTAGGGGCTTGTAGGCTCCCTCAAATTGCTAAGAGGGTCTGCAAGCTCTATGGAGTGTACGAGTACGTACTTTCCGCAAGGAAAGTAGGCAGTGCAATATCAAAAGATCTCCTGTTATTACTAACAGAAGGTCTGATGATGTTCAACACTGTCCCGGCCGTGTTCCCTAGGGACCCCAAAGTCATTGAAAAGATGACGAGTAGAGCCCTTAAGGAGGCACAACGAGACGTATACGTACGAGATCTTCGGAAATTTCAAGAGAAACTGCCCTTGATTATGGAAACATATCAAGAGTGGTTCTTCGAGGAATTTCCAGGGTTACGTAGTAAACCCGGTAGTTTAGCGTTTCTCCCTGGATTCATAGTGTTTGCCAGGGCTTTCGACAGGAGTCTCGAAGCGATTAGATCGCCAGAGTCCCTTGAAGAAGGCCTTGTCGCACATTATGTTTCCTTGGGGAAAGCCCTTCCAGATAAGCACTTACGTGCAAACCTGGGTGATGCGATTGTTGTGAAGACCTTCGTTAGCAAGATGTCTTCAATCTTGAGGGACTATCATCATTCACCGATTGCCTTTCTAACACCTCCAGTAATCAAGGAGATGGTTTGAGAGAAAGTCGTGCCTGCTGATGATCCTTTAGGATTGATGACAGCTTGATCTGATCCCCTCAATAATATAGAGGAGCGACCCAGCGCTGACGAGATCATCGAACCAGATGGCCTTCTTTCCGAGGAAATTAGGTGTCTGGATTGATTGAACTTATCAGAACTGAAAGTGTCCCCTGTATTACTGTTGGAGGATCAGCGAAGGGCCTTCTACAAGGCATCTAGGGGTGAGGCTATGCCCGTACAACTACCTTCGGATATAGAGAAGTATTTATTCTTCCCTACGTCCTCGTAGCTGTATGAGGGTATAGTCCCACAACTAGGACAGCGTAATACGTGCATGTCAATCTTTTCCCGGAGGGATCTAAGTTAACACCCAGGGACCTCTTCCTAGTACTATTCAAATTATACCTAGGTACCTTACCTGACTTCAGAAGGTTGCTCTTTCAGAGCGTAAACATACCTCCCTGGACCAGAATATTGCATCCGAAGTATAACGAGGATAATACAAAGTTGAGAAGGATTATAAAGTCAAAGTTTACTGTGATCATAGAGAAAAGGGTTTCCCCTACTATCTATTGATTGCAGTAGACCTATAACAATATAATTCCTTGAGTAAAACTGTACGCTATAGTTCTACTTTAGGCACTATAACACCACAAGCTTATATACTTTCGTATATAAGGTTGCTGGCTGGTATAGTCCAATGGTAGTCCTTAGTGGCACCGTTTTACTTGTCTCGAAGGGATTAACGAATGTCCCCGACGGTTAGGAAAGACAGCAAGAATTGCCGCTGCCTAATCTCTCTCCCCTTAGGGAGAATGCTAGACTGTGAGACCTTCCGCTGGTTGCTCCTTCCTTCTAATGATGGTACAGATTACCGTACCTGAGTTGGTTGGGAGTGGAAACTAGTAGAAGATTCTTGCTGTCCGGCAGGGCCAGGCAGCGTGTGAACCCTCTAGGTTTCCTCAACCTAGGGCGGAAGGC